AGGGGTCGAGGTACTCGATGAATCAGGCGCACCGCGATATAACGAAAAAGGCGACCTATTATCTGTTGATGAATTTGTTGTCGATTTCTTAACAGCCAATCCACATTTTGTTCGCGCCTCCGGTGGAGGGGCGGGCAGTCAGGGTAACGCTGGCGGCTCTACTCCGAAGCCTGTATCGGTGGCTGATATGGTCGAAAACTGGAACAACGGCGGCAAAGAGGCATATGCCGCGTTGAAGAAGGCTAAGTGACCGAATTAACCATTTTTTAGTTTTGGAGAATAAACATGGCTGCTACTACTAGCACAACCCTAGACGATTTATTCGTCAACATTATCGCCCAGGCTCGATTCACCGCTGAAGAAGAATCGTTGATGATGGGCCTTGTTACTCGTTACGACATCGGCGCTGACGCTGGCAAAACAATCCAGGTTCCTAAGTACCCTGCGATTACTGCTGCTGATTTGACCGAAGGCACCGATATGTCTTCCACAACTGTAAGCACTAGCTCAGTAACCATTGCGGTTGGTGAAGTTGGAGCGCAGGTTGTATTGACTGACGTTGCTGCAATGGGCGCAGGTAATCCTGCTGAGGAACTGGGTACTGTTCTCGGTAACTCAATCGCCACAAAGATGGACAAAGACCTGATTGCATTGTTCGATGGCTTCTCAACTTCGTTGGGTGCCGCTGCACAAGAAATCACAGTCGCTGATTTGTTTAAGGCTGCTGCAACTCTACGCTCTAACAAGGTGACTGGCCCCATGTATGCGGTTGTTCATCCTTTCCAGGCGTACCAGTTGAAGGCTAACCTGACCAATACATTCGCTAACCCGAATGGTGGTGACGCGCAGAACACCGCTATGGTTAACGCTTATGTCGGCACAATCGCTGGCATCGACGTTTACGAATCTGCAAACATCACTGTTGACGGAAGCGATGACGCTAAAGGCGCTGTATTCGCACCTGAAGCGCTCGCTATTGCCATGAAGCGTGACTTCCAAATCGAGCCACAGCGTGACGCATCACTGCGAGCGTTTGAGCTTAACGCAACTGCCGTGTATGGCGTTGGCGAATTGGATGACACCTATGGCGTAGAGATGCTGTTCGACGCAGCACTGTAAAGCGCACCAAGAGACTGCCCCCGCTACGGCGGGGGTTAGTTTCAAAAGGGGACAATATGGCGATTATTTATCGAGGCGAGCGGTTCGAGGGTTACAATAAGCCCAAGCGTACACCTAAGCACCCAGATAAAAGTCATGCAGTCTTAGCGAAAGAAGGCGACAAGGTTCGTTTGATTCGTTTCGGGCAACAGGGCGCAGATAACAAGCCACCCCGTAAAGGCGAAAGCGAAGCTGATAAAGCAAAGCGCAGGGCGTTCAAGGCTAGATTTGCAAAACAAATCGAGGCGGGACGCAAAGACAAAACAGCATCAGCCGCATACTGGGCTGACAAGGTGAAGTGGTAATGGCATTTTCGCAAGATTCAGATTTGGTGGCATTGATACCTGACATTCTGGATTTCGGGATCACTTCATTTGCTGCTGAGCACGCCAAAGCAGAAGCCGACCTGATTAGGACTATTCGCAACGAGTGGTGGCACAAAAAGGGTATCGGCGGCGAGATGGTTTCATCCTATTTGACTGAATCACAGTTTACCCGCTGTAACAGTTACTTGGTCTTGTGGAAGTACGCGCTGCCACAGTTAACCAACTGGGTGGACGGCGACAGATTCAAAGAGATGCTAGATTTCTACAAAATGCGCTACGAGGAAGAAATTAGCGACATTTTCAAAGATGGCATTGAGTACGATGACGATAACAGTGGCACCATTGATGATGACGAGAAAGAAATCGTGTCATACGGTAGGCTGGTGCGCTAATGGCTCAGAGCGTTGGTCTACAGGTAACAACTACCCCTAGAGATCTGACGCAGGTTTCAAAGAAGGCCCAGAAGGATATTTTGAAGGGCTTACCAAGGGCTGTACTGCGCACTGGCGTGGAAGCTATGCGAATCATCAAGCAGCGCACAGCGGACGGCAGGGGCTATCAGGGAGCGTTTAAGGCGTATTCGCCAGAATATATGGCAATGCTGTCGAAAGAAGGCAAGCCATCATCACCCGTTGATTTATTCAACACCGGCCAGATGTTGCGTTCAATGCAAGTCAGACGCAAAGATAAGCGCACCGCTGAGATATACTTTGACAACAAAGAAGCGGCAGAAAAGGCGGCGATGAATAACAAGTCGCGCCCGTTCTTTGGGTTTAATCGAAAAGAAGAAAAAGCATTGGGTGTATTTTTTAGGAAGCAACTGTGAGCGTAAGAGAAAACATTGCATCCAACTTGGTCACATCGTTACAGGCAATCACAACGCCTGTAGCGGTTAAGCACGTTACCCGTGAGCCGTTCGACTTTGACAAGCTGAGTAACGCTCAATTTCCAGCAATCCTGGTCAGAACTCAGAATGAAGATCGTGAAGATTCAACGATCAGGGGATCACTGACGCAGCGATTTGGAACGGTTGATTATCAACTGGTCTGCTATGTAAAAGCGGCGGCTATTGATACGGCAAGAAATAACATCATCGAAGCGATTGAAGAAAAATTGGACGTAGATAGATCACGAGGCGGCCATGCGGTCGATACACAGATCATTAGTATCGAAACGGACGATGGTTCTATACATCCGGTCGGAGGTGTTATCATAACGGTACGGATTGAATACCAATTCACCAGAGGCACAACTTAGAGGATTTCTAAATGGCTACCACAAAAGGTTCAAGCGGCGTTGTAAAACTCGCTGTAAGCGGCGGCACTGTTGCTGCTATGGGTGAGGTTCGATCCTACACCCTCACACAAACTGCGGATACGGTTGAAGATACTGTAATGGGCGACAGCGCTCGCACTTACCTAGCATCACTAACAACCGGCACTTTATCTGCCGAAGTGTACTGGGATGATGCTGACACAGTTCAGTTGGTTATGGATGCTGCGGCGGACGTCGACTTTGAGGTCTACCCTACAGGCACCGGAACCGGCGAGAAATACTACAGCGGCAGCGGTATTGTAACGAGCAACGAGATCACTGCGGCATTCGACGGCATGGTTGAAGGTTCGTTTGAAGTGCAAGTCTCAGGCGCGGTAACAGAAGCAACAGCATAGGGGTTAGAGCATGGGCCTAGCTAAAGAGCTAAGAAACAGGCGCACAGTAACCCCACGCAAGATAAGCGTTGACGCATGGGCTGATTCGGAAGGTCAGCCCTTCGTTATGTACTGCTTCCCGATTACCTGTTACGACATAAACGAACTGCAAAAGAAGCATCCAAGGTTCTTGGAGAATACGACCATTGCGGCAATGGTTGACCTGATTGTGATGAAAGCGGCCAGCGAAGATGGCGAAAAGCTATTCAAAGCTGCCGAGGATCGGGTTGATTTGATGGGTGAAGAGACTGCGGTAATTTCTGAAATTGCAGAGCAAATGTTCGCCGAGATACAGTCGCCGGAGGATGCTGAAAAAAACTGATGTCCGATCCGCTGAGGATGAACTTAATATCCTTGGCTGATCGGTTACACATGACGATTGCAGAAGCCGAGCAGATGTCGCTCAGTGAAGTAAACGAGTGGGCGGCATACTTTAAGATTTTGAGGGACAGAGATGGCTAACCAAGATGTAAGAATAAACATCAGGGCGGTTGATAAGACCAAGGCTGGCTTTTCTGGCATAACCAAAGGCTTGAAGAAAATTACCGGCGCTGTCTTTAGCATGAAAAATGCTTTGATTGGTGCTGTCGGTGCTGCTGGTTTCGGGGCGTTAATTAAGGCGTCTATTGATGCTGGCGATGAGTTAGCAAAAACTGCTGATAAGCTGGGCGTTACAACTGAAGCGCTGTCGGGATTGCGTCACGCAGCCGAGTTAACGGGCGTGTCTACTGGCACCATGGATATGGCTTTGCAGCGATTTACGCGCAGAGCCGCCGAAGCTGCGCAGGGTACGGGCGAAGCTAAGGGCGCATTGCAAGAGTTGGGAATTAATGCTGATGAGCTAGTGAGATTGCCGCTCGATCAGCAAATGAGCGTCGTTGCTGAGTCAATGTCTGGCGTTAAGAACCAGTCAGACAGAGTAAGGCTGGCAATGAAACTTTTTGATTCGGAGGGTGTTGCGTTAGTTAACACGCTAGGCGGTGGTGCTGAAGCGTTACAAAAAATGACCGAAGAGGCGCAGCATCTAGGGGTTACGTTAAGCCGCACTGACACTGCGCAGATGGAAGCGGCAAACGATGCTATAACAAGGCTGAAAGCCGTATTCACCGGCTTAACTAATCAACTGTCTGTGGCTTTCGCGCCAATCATCACGTTTGTGGCTGACGGCTTTAGGCAAGCTGCTTTAGATTCTGCTGATTTCGGTAATACGGGCCAGAAAGTAGCAAGTGCTGTAATTAAGGCGTTTGGGTTTGTTCGAGATATTATTCATTCGGTTCAAATCTTTTTCTTACAAGCAAAGCTGGGCGTGTTGGAGTTTGCAGATAGTATTGGCAATAGGCTGATACCTTTTTTGCAGGGGTTTATAGACGTTTACAACAAGATTGCGCGTCTTAATCCGTTTATGGATGAGATTACCGAATCAGCCGAGCAGATAATTGGCAATTTACCACAAGGGATTGCAGCCACCTCCGCTGAGATTGACCGATTAAAAGCGTTAAAGCCTGGGGAGGCGCTGGTCGCAGAAATTGAGCAATTTATAGCTTCTAATCGAAAAGCCGCTGAGTCCGTTGCTGAGCTAAAAAACGACATCGCGCAGCTACCACCACCGGCGGTTTCCGGTTTTCAGCAGATAAGCAAGAGCGTTACTGATTTTTTATCCAAAATGCCAACGCTGAAAGAAAAGCTAGACGATATAACTAAAACCACGTTTAAGAATATGTCTGACGGCTTGATGGGGATTGTTAAGGGAACCACGTCTGTTGCTGATGCGTTTAAGCAAATGGCAGCGCAATTAGTAACCCAAGCCCTACGGTTATTTGTCGTTGATAAAATAACGGGGGGGTTCCTATCGTTTGCGAAGGGTCTAGGCGGGACAAGCGTTAAAGTATCGGAATCAATACCAGGTAGGGCTATTGGCGGCTCTGTGCAAGCTGGCAGCCCGTATATGGTCGGCGAGCGTGGGCCTGAAATGTTTATCCCTAATTCATCGGGTTCGATTGTCCCTAATGACAAAATGGGCGGTGGAATTACTGTTGTGAATAACGTAAATGCGTCTGGCGCTGGTCAAGATGTTGACATTAAGATCCGCGCAGCAATGCAACAAACATCACAGCAAACCATTCTGTCGATTCAGGATTTGATGCGCAGGCGGCGTTTTGTATGACAACTTTCACATTTCCTGCAATAACGCCTTCAGCTAGCTCATTTGAGTTAGTCAGTAACACAAGAGTTTATCGCTCGCCGTTAACTAATGCCGTGCAAACTGTCGGTCGCAAGGGTTCTTTGTGGCGAGTCACGTTGCAATTCAACAACCTGACCGGCGCAGACCGCGCAACCATGCAGGCGTTTGTGAGTAAATTGAACGGTCAAGAGCATCGGTTCACATTGCATGACCATTCGTACACCCAAAGAGGTACAGGCGGAGGCACATTGCGGGTCAATGGGGCCAGTCAGTCTGGTACCAGCTTGGTCTGTGATGGTGCTACTGCCAGTGTTACTAACTACCTTAGAGAGGGCGACTTTGTTACGTTCGGTAACGAGCTACACATGGTAGTGGCGGATACCGATTCGGATGCTTCTGGGAATGTGACCCTATCCTTGGCACCGCCGATTCGGAAGTCACCCACAGACGACACGATTATTGATTACACGTCGCCTGTAAGTGGGGTGTTTATGTTGGCTAGCCCCGCATCCTGGTCGAATCAACCTGGGATATTTTCCAGCTTTACTATTGAAGCGGTCGAGGATGTTCTAGCGTGAGCCGTGATTTTCCAACAAATGTGGCTAATGCGCTTGTTGCCAATCACGTTGCGACCGTCACATTCGTTAAACTAGAGTTCTCTAGTGGCACGCTATACCTGCATAACTCGATTGGTACTTACACTTGGGATAGTCAAGATTGGTTGGGTGTTGGTGATTTGGGTGATATATCGGCGATTGAAGAAGGTGCCGAAGTTAGCCCCTATAAAATTACGTTAAGCCTTTCTGGCATCGACTCAACCATTAGTAACGCGGCGCTGAATGAAGACTACTATATGCGTCCGGTTACTCTGTATATCGGGGCGCTGGATTCTGATGATGATTTATTAGCCGATCCCACAGAGGTGTGGGCTGGGTTCATGGATCAAATGAATGTGTCGATTGGCGCTGATAGCGGCGATGACATCGCTCTGATTGCCGAAAGTGAATTAGCAAAATTCGACCGCGCATCCAACCTGAAATATACCGACGCCAACCAGCAAGCGGTACACAGTGGCGATCTGTTTTTTGGGTTCTTGAAAGATATAGAGGGCGCGAAGATTCAATGGGGGTCTGCTGGGAACTCTAACACTGCGGGAAGTGAGCCAGGGCCAGTCAGGCCGATGTATGATGAAACCCGTTGATGTACTAGCGGCACTTAACAAGTGGCAACGGCGCGATTTTAATTATGGTGACGCTGATTGCTGTCAGTTTGCGGCTTTTATTGTTAAAGAGTTGACGGGTCGCGATTACGCCGCCAGTTTCCAATATAATAGCGAGCAAGAAGCTGACGAGATTGTAAAAGGTGATCTCAAAGGCTTGATCGTGTCGATTCTGGGTAATGAGTCAAAACAGCTTAAAGATGGCGACCCGTGCTTGATTGAGGTTCCTATCGTTGGTCAGTTAATGGGTGTAAAGCTGGGCGATAAAATTGTTGCCTTAACGCAGAAAGGGCTAATCAGAATCAGTGATCGTTATTTAATCTGCGGTTGGAGCGTGTAAAAAGTGCCTAAAGTTATACCTGCATTGCTAGTAAAAGTCGGCGTGGCGCTAGAAATGATCGGCACTGCTGTCACTTTAGGCGCTGCGACTGGCGTTGCTGCGATTGTTGCGGGAACCGCGACGGTTATTAGTGGCTCTAGGCTACTCACTGCAACTGCATTACCCGACTTAACGACCGCCATTCCAGATGGCTCATCAGCAAGACAAGCTACTGTTAGAGGCACCACAGAGCCGCAGAAGCTAATTTATGGTCAGGTTTTGGTATCTGGCCCGATTACGTTTGTAGGCACGGCTGGAAGCAAGAACCGCGACCTATATCATCAAATTGCATTAGCCGGTCACGAAGTCGAAAGCATCACTGACATATATTTCGATGACCAAGTGATCGCTAACTCCGCAATCAATGGCGGAAATGCGGCAGGCGGGAACGTAACAACTGGCGATTTCGGGCCACTAAACAGCACCACTATTTGTAAGATAAACAAGCACTTAGGTACGTCGACCCAAGCGGCGGATGCAGACCTGGTTGCGGCGTTTACTGAATACACTACAGCACATCAAGGCAAGGGTATTGCCAACATTGTGACCAAGTGGACGCTGACAGATGAAAGCGCGTCTGTTTGGGATCAGAAAAGGCCGACCAACATCAAAGCCTTGGTCAAAGGCAAGAAAGACATCTATGACCCACGCCTAGATACGTCTGCGGGTGCTAATCCGACCAATTCGAGTTATCAAGCATTTACAGATAACCCTGCTCTTTGTTTAGCCGATTATTTGATTAATTCAACCTTTGGTCTGGGTATTGCTACTGCGAAGATTGATTGGGATGCGGTAGTCACTGCAGCTAACGCTTGTGATGCAACTGTTTCCATTCCTGGCGGAACTACTGAAAAACGTTTTACCTGTAATGGTGTGATTTTTGGCACCGACCAGCACCGGCAGAACATCGACAAGATACTGAGTTCGATGAACGGCAATCTGACTTACACATCGGGCAAATACACAATCAGAGCGGGTATATACGAGGCTCCCACCGAGTCTTTGGATGAGGATGACCTATCGGGCGCGGTAATCGTAAAAACGTCTGTAGAGCGCTCGCAGCGGTTTAACAAGATAACAGGGATGTACATATCACCGACTGACAATCACAAGTCGGTTGAGTTTCCTGCTGTACAACTGACTGCGGCTTTACAACGAGATAATAACGAAACGCTTGAGCGCAATATCAGCTTGCCGATGACAAATACGAGCTTCATGGCACAGCGCATTGCAAACAAAATTGTGCAGTTAAGTGATCAGCAAAAGGTAATCACTTTCCCCGCTAATTTATCTGGGCTGCGTGTAGCGGTAGGCGACAGAGTAAACATCACCCTAAGTGACTTGGGATACTCAAACAAAGTATTCCGATGCGTCGGTTGGTCGTTTTCTGAGTCTAATGCGAATGGCGTCAACCTAACGCTGATCGAAGATGATTCAGGTAGTTACGCTGACCCAGCCGTTAGCGAGTATTCCACAGTCAGTGCGTCGGGAGTTATTAGCCCTGGGTTTCCTGGCGTACCGGACCCTAGTAATTTAACGGCCACTGCCGGACTCAAAAACATTGAGTTGAACTGGACTAATCCAACAGAAACCAATTTATTTACTGAGATAGTAATTTATGCGTCGGCGGATTCTAGCTGGTCAAACAAAGTAGAGATTGGGCGCACCAGGGGAACTCAGTTTATCCACGATGCGTCGAATGCTGCGGATGCGATTAGCCCAGGCGACACAAGGTTCTATTGGATTCGCGCATTGGCTTACGGCGCTGGCAGCGGCGATGGTGTTGAGTCGGACAGAAACCCAGATAACGACACCAGCACAATTTCTGCCACAGCCGGAGCAAACGACCCCAATTACACCGATGTGGTTAACAACGTCCCAGCGCAGGAAGCGCCGTCTAACCTAACGCTGACCGAAACCACTGTT